TCAGCACGGTAGTTGGTTCTGATTGTGAACGCAATGCCCATTGCCGAGTGTGTAGCTGTGCTCTGTTTCTGCGTCTAATGACTCTTCGCCGGGAGCATCCATTACGGTATTCATAACGTATCCCTGCCAATGGTCAACTCGCGGGAATCCCATCTCACAAGCAGGAATCCAACGGTCTCCGATTTTGAACAGATGGTTAGGCGTTACTAGCTCACCGTCGCCCATATCAAACATCGGGCCTCTGTACGGATTGCGAGTCACAGTTTTAATCTCGCACCACGTTCCGGCCGCCGTTTTACTTCTCTGTCCGACCGCCAGCTCGGAGAATGGCACAATGCCGTCATCGGTGAGAACGCGGGTATTTGGACTGAAGCACGGCTGCGTTCCGCCCCCGCCAATGCCGCCTGAGCCCCCGCCCGCGCTGGTGATTTTAACTGACCCGACAATAATGTAGCCTTCACCAGCAAACGCAGAATATCCGTTTGTAGTCGCTACATATGTCACTGACCCGCCTGAGTAAGTTGGGTCAGAAAAATAGATGAGGTACGTTCCATAGGAGCCGACCGTGACACTGCCGCTGTTGTAGTTGACCTGACCGAATCCATACTGAATCGTGAACGCTGCAACATCGATAGTCAGACCTGTGCCAGACTGCGTCAGAATCGAACTAGACGCAGTGGTTGTTCCCGCTGCGTCAATAGGAACCAATCCCTTCGTCCCGAGCAGATGATTGCTGTTGACGTTGGACGGCCTGATGTACGTTGAGCCGTCAGAGACTTCGTTGTCAAGACTGCGAATGCGTGACAGTTTGATATTGTCATACCACTGAGTACAAGTGGCTGATGTGTTGCTGTTGAGTCCGACTTGTGCCGAGACTGCATTTGCAGGAATGGTTATCTGACCCGACACAGCTTGCCAAGATGTCGAAGACGTTCCATAGATTAGCTGCCATGAAACTGAGCCGCTTTGTAAGGTGACCTTAAGCCCGATTGCTGGCGCATAAGTCCCGTCACCTTTGACGTACCCCGAAACGAAATACACGTCACCTGGAGACACAGCGAACGAAGCAGTGCTGTACCCGCTACCCGCGCCGCCTGACCCGTATGCTATTTTCAGACTTCGACTACCCGACTGCGGGCTTGATGTCTCATAACTGAATGACGCGCCTGTCGTCGGAGTCCACCCTGGAACTGGCAGCGACGAAGACGCTTCAAAGTTCGCGTTCGGGATGTTCTCCGGCGTTCCCGTCATCTGTGCAGAACGGAGATAAACAGACCCGTCCGCAATCTCAGAATCAAGTGAAAGCGTGCTGGAATCGCCAACGCCTTTGATGGTGTACGAGCCGCCGCCCGTCTTCGATGCGTAGCCAGATGAAAGACCCGCCTGTAGCGTCCGCCCATACGTCGAGCCATCGGACACTTGAGTATCCAGACTGCGGACGAGAACCGCTTGCACGTTGGCAACGCCAATATATGTTGACGGAGTGTTGGGATTGCGGAATCCATACCAGATGTACGAGCAGTTAGAGGGTATCGTGAACTGCTCAGTCACATATGTCCACGAGCCGCTTGACACGGTAGCGAGTACGTTTGCGCTTAATAGTGTTCCGGCAGCGTTGTAGCACAAGACCATCATTTCGCACGGGTCTGAACTTTGCCCGTACATATAGGCGCTGAACGAATATACTTGACCCGCTGCGACGTGGGGTACTTGGACGTTATAGTAAGCGCCGCCCGTCGCAGTGTTCGCGTGTATCTGTAGATAGTTCCCAGTGTATGGCGTGCCCGCGCCGCCTGCTATCACGTTAATTGTTGTGTTGCTAAGATAAGGCTGCCATCCAGCCGTGCCGGATGCGAATGTGCCGTTATTGATGAGTCCTTCCGCCGCCACGGTGAGCGGCGTGCGGGCATAAGTTGAGCCGTCAGCGATGTTATCGAGGTTGGACGGGCCAGCGATTTGCCAATTCGAGTTAGATGTCGTTGGCGCGGAGTTGGTGTTCCCTGTGACGCAAACCCAGTAATTCCCGCTGTACGTGACTTCTGCACCAGCAACGTAAGCCGTTGAGCTTGACCATGCGCCTTGATAGCCCGAGTACGAGCCAACGACTTGCCAATTTGCGTTACCTGTGCTCGGTGCACTGTTCGTGCTCCCGGCGAGAGCAACCCAGTAGCTCTGACCATAGACAACTTCATCGCCTTGAACGTAAGCCGTTGAGCTTGACCAAATTCCCTTGAAGTTATATGCGACATTGTTGACCGCGTGTGAAGCGAGCAGTTTGACGAAGCTACTGCCATCTGCGACTTCGTCATCAAGAGAGGAGACGCGAACGAGTTGGATATTATCGAATCCCGCCGTGCCTGCGCCATCGACGCGACAATAGACGAACGCATAAACTGAGTTCGCAGGCACGGTGATTGTGCTGGAGACAGAATGCCAGTTGCTGTCATTCGTGCTGTTAGTGAGGGGTAGGAATCCAGTTCTCGTGCCAGTCTTATCCATGAAGTACAGACACAAATCGGCGATACTCGCACCAGTGCTGTAATTATTTATTGAGCCTGAAAGTTTCCACACGTCGCCCGGATTAACCGCGATAATCGTGTTGCTCTGCAAACCGCAATATGCTGACGATGCTGTCAACTTGAGCGATTGATTACCAGATGCCGGACTGGAGGTCTCATAAGCTTGTGTCAATCCGCTAGCGCCATCACTCACGGTTGTCGTTCCGCTGATAGCTTCCCAGCCGGGAACAGGCAATTCCGTCATCTCAAAATTTGCGTTCTGAATGACAGGATTGTTTGACGCCTGTCCCGCAGGGATAACCAGACCTGACGCAGCGTCAACCGTTCCGGTCGCACTCCCTGTGATTGTGAACGAAGTTGCCGTCAGACTGCTCAACGGCTGCGCTTGATTGTTGAACGTGTTGAATGCTTGGAACTTGAAATAAATCGTCTTGCCAATCCAGCTCGGGTCATACGTATAAGTCCAAATCGTGTCATCGAGACGCAGGAACACGCCGCCCGCCGAGTGAGAGCTGATAGAAGTTCCCATCTGTCCGCGTCGAATGTACGTCCCGAGCGTGTACTGATTCTGTCCGGTCACAGATGCCGCTGAGTACGAGATGACTTCGCCATCGACATACGCCATCAGGACGAGATTATCCGCGTCGGTGCTCGTCCCTGAGTCGAGAGCCGCCGCATTCTCTGCCATATCGACGACGCACAAGTTGACAGTGTCAGGGTCAGACCCGCTTGCAAATGTCGATGCGAGTTCACCGAGTCGCGCGACAGTTTTAATCGTTCCTATTTGGGCATAGGTATTCCCGCCATCTGCCGATGCCCAGACGTTTGTACCGCCGTAATTCGCAGACGTTCCGCAGACGCCAATCCAGATTTGCCGCCCCTGATATTGCGTCAGTCGGTTCGTCGCTTCAAACATCACTACTTCAGCCTGACCGGGGTCAGCAAACTGATTGACGACGACATCCGCCGAAGAGACTGACTTGTTGAAGATTGTCGGCTGATGAGTTCCCCATGGATAATCCTCAGCTTCAATCTGCAAACCTTTTTCGGAATCGTCAACAATTTTGGTGATGCGAACAGGCAAATTGAGAATACCGAGACCGTTGTTCGCACCTGCAGCCCATGAGCTAGTCGTCGAAATTAGGGCACAGTCCATCGGCTCAAGGTACTCATAACTGTAAGGCACCGTGAACTTGTATTTATTTCGAATGTAAACAGACCGCTTCACCCGCATCGAAGCGGTGAACTGTGCAACAATCAGACTTTTAATGAAGTCATAATCTTGTGGGTCTTCGATGCGGTTGCCATAACGATTGATTGCCGCCGTGTCCCACTCTTGAGTAATCTCGCTCCCGTATTGATTCTCCCGATTTTTCCATTGCACTTGAACTGTATTGAATGCATCGGCAGGGTCGGCAATCTCGATTTGAACCGGGTCAGCGCCGTCTTTCGCGATAAAGCAGGTGTCATCTAATGCAACGACGTAATCCTGCGGAGCGACCCATGTGCAGCCGTTGCCAGCCGTCGATGTGTCACCATAAGGGACGAGCTTGAGCAATCCTTCCGAAAAGAATGCAGCACACATTCCGGCTTCGAGATACTTGCCGATTAGTGACGCGGCTGAGTCTTGTTGGTCGATTGCGTGCGAGATGAAAAAACTATTCGCTGCGAACCAGTTCCACGCGGTCGAATTATAGGTACGTGCTCCGTAAGCAGGACTTCCCCATGTTCCGGCTGTGTCAAGGATACCTGCCGGAAATGGCGTCGGGCCAGCTCCGAGCCCATAAACAGTATTTGTGAGAATGTCCTGAATGCATTGGACAGGGTTTGCGTCGTAATTCGTGCCGCCGACGAGAATCGGTGAGACTACTTCGAAGCGGTTCTCTTGAATCGTTCCGCTCGTGTAGAGCTGCATCGGTTTGAAAATGTTATACGCGGTATTACTGTAACCGAGTGCGGCTTGCGGATAGTTCGAGGACATTGTGCTGTCCTCGGCCTGACCTTGTGTCCCCTCATAGAATTCATAAGTCAGCGTCGCAGAGGCACCTGCCGGAATCGAAGTCGCATCGTTGACAGCGTAAACAATTTCAACCTCAGCATTGACATCGCCAGATGCAAAATGATATGTCGCGAATCCGGTCGACGGCGAATTATTGACAACCTGAAAAGTTCCGGTTGCGCTCGGAGTCCCGCTCACTTGTGTGAGTTGCTGACCCTCGTTCGCGCCGCTGGCATAGGTGACAATCGTCGGCGGTGGGTCAAATGGTGCCGCATTGCTGGTGTTAGGAAATGGAGTCCAACTTCCCGTGCCAGAGCCTGAAGCGCCGACCGTAATCGTCTTGCCGCTCGGGACAAGGTCAATCTCTGAACGGGTCTGTGTAATCGTGTTGTGGGTGTACGTGTGATACGCAGTCTGACCGGAGTCAGCCGACGAGTAGTGAATTACGCCAGAGCCGTCAATCGAGTATTGACCAGAGACTAGAGCCGTACCATACGCGACCTGCTCCATTGGAACGTAATCAGTCCCACTCAAGACGGTCGATGATGGTGCACCAGCGTCGCTATAAGTATTCGAATATGCCCGAGCAATGCCGATAATAATCGGCGCAACAGGTGTGTAAACTGGGGTGTATGTCGGGTCGCTTCCGGTCGGAATCGTGATTGACTCATTTTGCAGCGGGAGACCCATCCAAGAATTGCTTGACCACACGTCACCCAACGCCAACGCGGGCCCGTTGCATAGGGCAGCAATTACGCCAGCGGTATAAAGGTATTCGCTACCGCCCTCTTTGCCCTTCGTACCAGAGACTTTATTGGCTATGAAACCGTCGACCCATACGACGTTTTGAGCAACGACATCGACGCCATAGACGACAGGCACAGGCATCCCCTGTTTGCTCTGATTCATCTTGACGTGACTAATCTCAGCGGGTTTCTGACTCTCACCAAACAGTGACGACATTTATTTATTCCTCAGTGACCATTTCGGGTTTAAGTGTGTAGAACTTCTTTTCTGCTCCCAGCAGAAATGGGTGTTTGATTCCATGCGACCCGGTCACTCCATAACGCGCGGTTGCATGTATGACGTTGTCCGGCCAAGAGACGACAATCGCCGCATGACCGTACTCGTGCCATCCACGCGGTTTGTACAGAATGAGGTCGCCCGGTCGGACTTCAGATTCAGGAATCTCCTGAAAATATTTTGTGACTTCATCGCGATAAATCGAGTCCGTCTTGTGTTGCTGTGCAGAAAGTTTGTAATCAGTCGGAATCGCCATGATGTCAGGAGACACAACCCCCGAAGCGGTGAATGTGCGATGCACGAGTTGAGCACAATCGACGCCGCCGAGCTTGCCTTTGACGGCAGAGTGTCCTGCGTAGCGCGTCCCTTTCCAGCTCAGCACCTCATTGACAATCCTTTTTCTTTGTTCGTCGGTCATTACAATGCACTCGCTTCCTGTTTTCTACAACGCCGCTGCTTCGGTCATCATGAAGGGGAACCCGCCATGATGGATCTTGTTATTGAACTTCGAGATACATGTCGGTAGCGTCTTGTCACACCCAGCGGTCACTATGAATGTGTCGCCCGACTGTGGAGCAAGCAACCATTGATTCATCATTTCGAGATTGCCGCTCGAATCGTGGAGCTTCACACTCTGTGAGAGTCCGGCGTTCGCTCCCTTCAAACATTTGACGACGCCCTGCGTAAAGTACCCCGCTGCTTGGCTGAACGCAGATGAGGGAACGAGCGTCCAATTCGTCGAGCTACCCGCAGCCGTGAACGTCGCCTGATATGCGGAAATGCCGCTACTCGGATTGCAATTCTGGTCGCCGAACTGCCACGGACAGTTAGTCTGAAAGAGACGCGTCGGCACTTTCAAATTGAGAAGATAAGTAGGGTCTTGACAGTCAAACTTGATTGAAGTTCGGGTCACTGACGAAATCTTGCCCATCAAGCCCTGCCATTTTGGAGCAATGCCGTTGCTGACATTCCCATAACCTGACGCCGCGCCGGATGCGGTCAGAGGCATGTAAGCTGTCCAAACATTGATGACTGCGGAATCAAACAAGCGGTTGAACGCAGCGGGAAGCATCCCGATACTGAGACCCGGATAGAGAACGCTGGTGTCAGCGATGCAGGTCAAATCCATGCTGTTTGATTTCGGTGCGAACCCTGCTTCACTCGTTATCGAGCCGCGTGACCATCGCCCGTATTTAGTTGCGTAAACTGTCGTCACCATCGGCGCGATGGTCGGGCCAGAGACATCCTCATATCCGTAATAGACGACGCCGCTCGGCGTGTAAGTCGTATCGACGGCATAGCAACACATCACCCCGTCAACCCAGATTTTCATTTCACCTTGATTGCCGAGATAGCAGCGGACATTGTGAACAGCAGTTGAGTTGCTCGCGTTATTAGCGACTAGCTGAGTCCCGATGTTTGTCCAACCGCTCGGGCCAGCAGTGACATTCGAGACTTTCAGAATCTGCCCGAGCGGATAACCGCTTCGTGTGTCCAGCCGGAAGAAATATCCGGTGTTAGCCGCCGTGCCAGCAATATAGATGTCGATGATTCCGCCGCCCGCAGACGACTGTCCCGCAAATTCGAGATACTGAGAATTGTTAGCGGATGCCACGGACGACAAATGCGGCGAAGTGATGTTATTACTCACTGTCGTCTGCGAAGTCACTATGTTGTTCGACCATCCTGCCGTTCCGCTCGGAATATTTAAATCCCACTGACCGGAAGTCGTGAACAAGAGCTGACCGTTCGGCAACTGCATTCCAAAAATATCTGCGCGAAGACAGTTAGGATTCTCTTGCAGGAATGTAATGAGTGTGCTCGGCAACAAACGTTTCATAAAAATTCTGTCTCCCATTTCACGGAACCGACCTGCCAAACCGTTGCTGATGAGCTGAAACCAATCGCGGCGAGGCTGTCCAACGTGTCTTCCGTAAAACGACAGAGGAAGTAGAAGTCACCACTCCAAGTCAACGTCGCGCCACTCGCAGGCGCAGACGTAAATGTCACGACGCCCGTTGACGATACCGAATAATCTGTGACAGGAGTTTTTAAAGAGCCATTGACATAGATACTCGGACTGCCATTCAGATTTTGAATGACATCCCAGCCAAGCCCGCCGATGCTTCGCGCTAACTGAAACTGAGTCGATGAGCCGTCACCAGTCAGACCCATCGGCGTCGCCGCTCCCGATGAGACATTGAGCATTCCACTGTTCGCCGTAGTGACGCTGTTATCCGTGACATCGTTGAACAGCCAAAGGCTAGCTCCGCAGTTCGTTGCAATGTAGAGACCTTGGAACAAAGCGAGTTGTGAAGTCGCCAGTCCCTGCGTTCCTGTCGCTAGCAGGTCAGCTTCAAACGCCCACGTAGGGAACGGCATAAGCGAGACTGTGACGTTTCCACGCCGAGCCGCCGTCATCTGCCGAATGTTATTGCCCTTCGGTGCTTTCTTGAGTCCGACTAGAGGCTGTACTGTGGAATCGAGAACTTGATAGCTCATTTGTTCATACTCCGTAACTCGCGTGCGATATGCTTGGTAAAAGTCGCGCCATGTTTTTTGAGCAACCCGTCGACACCGTCCGCGTCAATCGCGTGTATCTGCGGAGCAAAATGCGCGTGCATGGTCATACCGGAATTACTGCCGGATTGCTCTGCTCGCTCTACTCGGTCTGTCAATGCTTTCGTCACCACGGTTTCCCCACCGTGCCCGAGAATGGGAACAGCACCTTCGCCCGGAATCTTGCCGCCTTTTTCAAACGCCATCAGTGCGACGAATGTTGCAGCACTGGCAGCTATCGCCAATGCAGGGCCGACAAAAGGAATCCCAGCCACAGCTTGACCCGCTTTCGCGGCTCCGGCTTTCGCAGCGCTGACTTGTGACTGTGCGGCGGTCGTTTTGTCGCTGGCAGCGGTCTCGGCATTAGACGAAAGATGCGAAGCGAGGACAAGTTTGTCCATGATGATTCGCCGAATCGCCATCTCAATCCAAGACTCCGCAATCTGTGCGGCTTCCCGGCGCAAACTCTGACCGAGATTCTTGCCCTCTACGATTGACTTAGCAACGTCTTCGGAAAAGCTGTGTGTGAACTCGGTGAGACTCGACTGCAGTTGAGTGCGAACCGTCGTGCTCAAGTCGAGCGTCTCAGATTTCATCTTCGCGAAGTAGTTGTTCCACGATGAATCAATCTTGGCGAGTGCGGTATTTGTCTTGATTAGTTCAGAGTTATACCGTTCCTGTTCCTGAGTAATCTGTTTCTGGATGTTGAGCTTTCTATCAGGGTCGACAGTTTCATTCTTCTGAGTTGTGAGGTAACTCATCTGAGCATCGTGCTCAGCTTTGTAGACCGCTTTTAACTGCTCATAATAATCTTGTTCGGAGACGAGTCCAAGAGCATGGCTTTGCTCCAAGACATCTTGCTGAGAATGCAGAGCGACGACCTTGTCTGAAAGCTGTTGCTCAAGAGCTTCCTGACTTTGCTTCTGCACCAACGTATTCGCTTTAATCTGTGCGTCGGCATTTTCTTTGGCGAGCTTGTCACCTAACTCCATTCCCTCGTTTGCCAGTGATTCACTCTTGTTACGATAGGACTCTTGATACTTGAGAGCATCCTCGTAATTCTTGGCGACGACATCCTTCTCGAACTTGTTTTTGACATTGCTGACCTGTTGGTTTTTCGTTGCATTGACTTGCTGCTGAATTGCAACTTGTGCGGTCAGAGCCCGGACTAGTTCCTTCTGTGCTGCGATGTCGGCATCCGTAAACGTGATATTTTGCTGGTGTAGTGTACGGATGGCCGCGAAGACACTCGGGTCGACAACGTTTTGGTGCTGACTTTTATTAGCCTGCTCTTGTAGTGCTAAAATCTTTTGAGCGGAGTCAAGAGTTCCGGCGAGTAAATCAGACGCTTCTTTCTTCCTGCCTTCAGCCAGCAATTCGTCGTAATCGTTTTTGAACTTATCGAGAGCGTCTTTGGCTCCTTCGACACCTTTTCCAAAATCGAGAAACGATTCTTGCTTCTTCATCGTTTCGAGGACTTTATCGACGGCACCAGCGACGATATCAAACTCGCCTGCTAAATCTTTCAGGGATGCATGGTCGATTAATTCAAGTTCTTTGTGAACAGCGGCGAGATGATGTCCTGCGAGGTCATCCGCTTCTTTTTGCGCCTCAATAAGTTTGTCGTCGAGACTATTGAAGACGCCGTCAATGGTCGTAGTCTCATGCGATTGTGCTTCTGCGAGCTTTTGTGCTGCTTCATGAACCTTGGTGATATGTTCAACGAGCAGAGAAGCGCCGAGAGCAAGCGCCGCAAAAGGAAGAGCTGCTTCTAATGCAGGGCCGAGGGGCCCGAGAGTGGCGAGAGTACGAGTGATTGATTCAGGCAAGTGGACGCCAAACATCTCGCCCATCGCAATGACAGACTCGTTCGACTCACGGATAGAGAAGTCAATCTTTTTTCCCGCTTTGCCAGCAGTATCGCCGAGGTCATTGAGTTTGCCCTTGACCTTCCCCAAATCAGCTTGAAACTCCGCTGTCTGAGCCTGTAATTTTATGATTAAGCTTCCGATTTCCGACAAATTACACCTGCTTTTCTTCTGTTGGAACTAGTGACGGATACATGCTGTCAAATATTTGCTCAGCATCCATTCGCCCCTGCTGTGTGAGCTTGCGTATGCAGTTGGCTCGGACTTCTAGGAATTTCGAGCGAGGACAATCACGTGGAACGTGACTGATTGACGAGCGGAAAAACTGTTTGATTGTGAGCAGTTGGTCTCTCTCAAATGCCTGCTCGTCAGTCATGACAAAATCGAACGGACGAACGATGGGGTCATCGGCGCTGTGTCTGTTGACGTTGTAGACTGCAGCGGCTGTCTGAGCATTGGCGTAACGCTCATACCTAATGGCGACGTTTCTGCGCTTGCAAAGAGCGAGAAACATCAGCGGAGTCAGCTCTTCAAATTCTTCCCACGTCAGACCGAAGTCGTACTTCGCCCACGCCCACAAGTCCTGCCAGTTATCAGGCGGCGATTCTATTCGGTCGCCGTCTGTGAGTTTGGGTTGGCAGTTGCACCTGCCCCTTTATCTCGCTGGAGTTTCTCGAATGCTTCTTTGACGCCGGGAAACATGAGGTCAAAGATTAGGTCTGAGAGAGTATTCTGGGCTGTCGGGTTGAGAACGTCGAGCACTTCATCAAGAGAGACTTCGGGGTTGAACTTTCTCAAGCCGCCCCAAACGATGACCGGGAAATGCTTGCCACTAGACAGGTCTTTCCAATCTGTGATTTTCTTAATGTCTCTGCCGATTGCATCCTCAATCGCCGCTATCGCGCGATAGTTATAGCAAAGTTTCCACTTCCGAGACTGTGTCCCGTCTTCCGGGTCAATCTCAATCGTGATGTGGTCGACAACTTTGTTTTTCAGAATTGATTCACTCATTGATAGCCTTCCGTTTAACTTTTGTCAGCAAGACGTTCGATATTCTTGTCAATGTTGCTGAGGTAAATATCTTGTCTCGCGAGAGACGCTTCCATGTGTGGAAAATGATTCGTTGCCAACTGGTCAATCTGACCCACCGCTTTTGTAAAGTGAGAGCTAATTTTCGAAAATGCTGTGCTGGCTTTCCATGCGAGAAAAACTATTGCGGGCCAGCCGATGAGATGCAAATGGTTTGACGCCCATTCAAAAGGTGAGGGCATTACTTGGGCTAAAACATGCAGCATATTAATCCCCTTTAACCATGTCACTGATTTTGTTAGCAGCATAACCGCCGTGACCCGCAGCCAAGAAATATGACGCCGATGTCAAATCCGGTAACGCCCCAGAGTGGACGACGACAAAAGTGACCCAGCCAAGAGTCGCTATCGTTGTCAGAAATGCAGTGATACGACTCGCTGAAGCAAGACCATCCTGTTCGGAAAGAGCAGTCTTGAGAAATGTAAATGGTTTTGAGAGTTTACTTATCAAGTCATGAAAAGACATATGTCTGTCCTTAGGATTTCATTGAGCGCCAGATAGTCTGACGCTCCCATGAAAATGAATCAGGCATACGTCTTCGCGCCGCTGATTTTGACTTTTAGGTCAAACGTCGCTTCTTTCTCAAGAGGGAACGACGGAGTAAAGGACTCGACGATTCCTGAGAAAGCGCAGGAGTTGCCAGAACCATAGAGTGCTTTGAAGTTCACAACCGACCCAGCGAGCCGGATTGCTTCAAGCGCGGTCTGAGTTGTATCACCGGGATAAAACAGCCCTTTGACATCACAGGTTCCCGGGTCTTGGGTTGAACTGATGAACGTATCGACACCGCCCGATGTTGCCATCGTGGTCGTCTTTACGGTCTGGACTTTGTCACCCGAAATGGCGATTGATTGGACGCCCGCGAGTGCAGTGTACGTACTTGGAGATGCGACGGTTGCAAATTCAAAGCTGTCACCGACGCCTACAATTGGAGTGCTCATATGATTTTCCTCATTTTTCTTTTTCCGCTTTGTGCGGGTTATTTACTGCATTCTCCCGCTGACTAAGCGGAGAAATTCTTGCGGGAACGTCGACCGTTCAACCGCAGGCCATTGTTTGTGATGACCTAAATATCTATTCTTGCGGATTACATTCGAGTCATGAATCCGCGCGACGTAAAGTCTCCCTGCGTCACAACTGTCGAGTTGACCAGCGTGGAGAGCTTCGTCGCTGAAAATTCTGTCCTCTACTCCGTCCATGACGTAGGGATGTTTCTCCCACCAACTGCGAAAGAAACAATGCGATGCGCCCATTGCATAGGGAGGATGTGGGCGGTCAGGCGAGTAATAATATTTGTATGTCTCGCCCGTCGCTTCATCCCAGTACAGGACGTTGTGCCATCCGGTGACCGATTTACCGGACGCGAGCAGTCGTGTTACTTGTTCTGTTACACGGTTCGGAGCTGACCAGTCATCCTCATCCCAAATACAGATGACATCTCCGCTGCCTTGTCGAATACCTTCGTTCCTTAGGGCTCCTACTGGTTTCCGAGTCGTCACCGTGTACTTGACATTCGGTCGCAGGTCACGTTGCAACTCGGGAGTCATTAAAGGTACGTCGTTATTATCGAGAATGACTAGCTCGCAGTGACCTTCATATTCCTGTGATGACCAACACGCAATGGCGTCGTTGATGTACTTATCGCCGTATCCGCACGGCAAGATGCACGAGACCGATGGTGAGGTCACTGACATAAGCTGCATCCAACTTTGACGATTCCACGGTTCACGTGATGGCGCATGTGATTACCAAGTAAAGACAGCTTCGGCAAATCACCACTTAATGCACGTGTCATACCGCCTAATCTCATTGCTTCCAAAGTAGAGGGCAATGAACGTCCGTATGCCAAGTTTCCCAACCGCGCAACATATTGTTTGTCAGTTCTGCGACGGTTCTTTGTTTGTTGTCTTGGAGTAGCCCATCGAACGTTTCCGACTTCGTAATGACCGTCGTTATTTATGCGGTCTAAGGACATTCCATCAGGACGTACACCGATGTGGTCTATAAACTCCTGAAACGTTGAAAATCTAAACTGAATTCCCCGCCCGCCGTAATCGGGATACTGCTTATGCAAGACGGACTGGCAACGCCGTTTTGCATCGTGGAACGCTTGGTACTCTGGCGTTCCAAAGAATCCGTGTTTTGTCATATATTGTGTTCTCATATCTTGTTTTCGAGGTCACTAAGGATAGAAAGTGCTTCCGTTGCAAAAACACTCAGGACTTTCTCTTTGATACTTTCGAAAGCGCGACCCATCCAATGCTGGGCAGGCTGTGCAGCGTGACGAAAATGCTTGCCGTTTTTGTCAGTACCTTCGACCTCACTCGTTCCAAATTCTTGGAACATCCCGTAATACGCTTGCTTACTCGGGCCGATATCGATTTCCATTGTGGTCTCACCATCACCGTCTGAAAATTTCTTCTTCGACACAATCGACTCTTCGAGGATGCCGATTTCAACAGGTGCGGATTGCTTCAACGCATCAGAGACGACACCAGCCGCTTTCTCACCAGCTCGCGAGAGATAACGTTTCGCTGCCTGTTGAGGCATTGTGGCGAGTAAGTCAGATAAATCTTTGAGACCGTCAATGGTTATGGGCGACAAAAGGTACACTCCTGTTTGATAATTCCTCGACGTGCATGCCAGCGAATGTGAGCACCCGGCGTGGCACTTCTGCCAAGCTGAGCAATACTCATACGTGACCTAGTCTCGCCAGATGGTGTTTTACCCGAATGTGCCGTGCTGAGGTTATGCCGATGCTCATCAGAAAACGGAGGGCGTCTCTTGCCAAGCCAAGCTCGTCCACGCGCCTTGAGTTGTTCTGATGTAAATGTCTGTCGACCACGAGCGATACGTAGTTTCTGCTTCGTGGTATTACTGTGTGTGAAACCTACAACACCGTCACCGCCATCCGTGAGGTTGTATCCATTCGGAGCCTTTGTATTCAGCTCAGCAATCCAGAGTTGTTCCATTGCGAGTGCTTGCTCACGAGTACCTGAGCCAATTTGTTCAACCCTGAAATTCTCAACACCGTACTTACGAATGGACTTGTGCAGATAAACATCACTGCCATGCATCGCGGACGAAACGTGCTTACTCCAACGCACTGACAAAGGTTTCACAGTCTGTCCAACATATCTCTTTAAAGTAAGAGTATTCGTAATTAAATAAACGATAGGCAAATGAATTCTCCGGAACGGAGAGAAAGGGCACACCTTAGGCGGGGATAACGCGGGGATTGAAAACTCGCAGGGTTGAGAAAGCCCCAAGCTAAGGTGTTGCTAATTTCTCTCGATGTTACAAAACGCCGGAGGAGACCGACGCTTTGTAACACCCAAGAGCCTGAGACGTGCCCAAGCTCTTGAATGTAATCCATGACGAGGATTATCCGTTGGTCTGAAGCTCGACAACAGCCTCTGCCAGCACGACGCGCTGGTCGGTTCTGCGGTATCCGAGGATGACCGTCTGACCATTCAGAGCCGCAACTTGGTCTAGCACCTTGATGCGGATGTTGGAATCGCCACGGTCGCCGATTACTGCAAATGAAGCGAAGTCGCCGAACAACCAAGCGCCATTCGCCTCGGGTGACGCAACGTACACGGGCATTTCCGAAGAGAACGCCATCGGATAGCCGAGCAGACGCCACGAACCATCAGCATCAAACGTGAAGTACGTCTGGAACTGATTGTTAGCAACCTGCGCCTTGTACAGGCGAATCGCTTCCTGACGATTGACGAGCCAAGAGGCATTCGCGTAGTACGCGTGGTTCAAGCTGCCCACGGTGTCGAGAATCGCATCGATTGACAGCGTCGCAGCGCCAGCAGTGATGCTCGCGCCAGTCGCCGTAGTAGCGTTGCCGAGATAGCCCTGAGGCTGACTCGACCCGCTTCCATTGATGAAGAGATACTCTTCCTCAGTGCGGATTGCACGTTGCAGGTCTGCAGGAACGAAAGCTGACAGAGCTTTGCTGTCCTGAAGCAGTTCCCACGAGACGTACACAGAGTCACCGACCATGTAAGCCGACAACTTGGTTGTTTCGAACTGGGGGACGTTCGTCGCGAAAGCGTTCGTGCCCGAGTTGTTAGACTCTGCCTTCGTTGCCGCTACAGTCTTAGCAGACTGGAAGGGCAGATTGATATCCATTTCCGTGGTGATGACGCGAGACAGCGAGCGAGCGCTGGCTTCAATCATCGCCAAGTTGGGAATGGACGGGTCAGTCTGCACGGGAACCAGTGCGGAGCCGTCAGCAGTTGTTCCACCTTCACCTAAAGCAGCATTGACGAACTTGCCAAAACCTTCTTTACCGCCCTTGAGCGATGCCCAGAAGTTCTGTGCATATTCAGGGCTGAGCATCTGTTTGGAACCGAGAGCGACGTACTTAGACGCCGTACTGTCTGCGATAACGGCAGAGGTCGACGGAGTATTGACTTCGCTGCGATTCCGGCGAATGTTTTCCACTCGCGTGATATTTTTGTTGATTTCGTCCAGCTCTCGCGAGAAATTTTCAAACTTCTCTTCCTCGCTAGCGGTCAATGCAACTTTCGCTTCGCTGGCTTTCTTGAGCATTTCTTCCTGAGCATTCAGGATTTCGTTCTTTCTTGCGTTGAGTTCTTTTGTGTTAAACATTTTCCTTTTTCCTTTTTTCTTTACTTCAGAGCAATTCCAAAGCGTTCGACGGAACGCCGATGAATGCATGACTCTGCTCAAACTCAACGGAGTTGAACGGGAGTATCAAAACTTGTGTTGGGGACTAATTCGCGAGAAACTTTTCTAGGGCAGATTCCTGAGGTTTCTCAACTGTAACTTTCGTGCGGTCTGCGGGCGTCATTGCAAACTTAGCGCCCAGAGTTACAAGTAAATTCATTTCTGCAGCCATCATTGGCTGATTATGGGAGAGCTTGGTTGCGAGCCGTACCATAAATGCGAACATCGTGCGGTCGGATTCAAATGCGACACCCGGTGCTAATTC